TTGTATCAGCATACAGAGCATATAAAAACGGATATAATTTCGTGAATGGTTAAGGATTTGGTTATATGAAAGATAAAATACAAATTACATGCGGTTACCAACGGCTCGCCCAGATTGATAACCTAAAAAATTTTCAGGGCGGGCTAAAAGAGCTCAGTCTGGAGTCAGCGGATAAACTGAAACAATCAATCTTGAAACATGGCTTTACAGCACCCGTATTTGTATGGGACGGAAACATCCTGGACGGGCATCAACGCCTGTCGGTATTGCGGTCTATGATTAAATCAGGATATGCCATTGACGGTATCCCGGTAATTGAGATTAAGGCCAAAAACAAATCCGATGCAGCCGAAAAGCTGCTCGCTATCAATTCACGATATGCCAGGGTTACGGAGGACGGTCTAATGACATTTCTTGATGAAATGGAAATTGATATCTGGGATATTGATTATGTCGAGTTGCCGGAGTTTGATGTTGATGGGCTAAAAGGAGAAGATCCGGATATTATAGAAAATAACAGTCTTGAAAATTCAAAAGCAGATCATTTTTATGGAGCATCAAGCCGTGGTTTCCGGCTTGGCGATATAATGGCATATATTACAGACGATGCGCTTATTGAAAAAATTCAATCATTTACAGATAAAATCATTGCGCATGATGAAAGCCAAGCGTTTTTAAACGATATTGGAACTAAAATATCTGAATGGATTATAAAAAATGAAAATCTTTTTTTACCAGGGAAATAAGCAGAAGATAACAACCTACACGTTTGAGCTATTAAAGCATATTGCGATAAAATATGGACACGAAATAGTTGATACTCCTGAAAAAGCTGATCTATCTGGAATAAGTTTAACCTCATTTTTCGAGATAGATCAGCTTAGAATTTTCAGAAATAAAAATCAGAACGGCGTTATAATCGCCGGAGGACATGCTTGTAATAATCCATCTGCATTGCTTCGATATGCCGATTATGTATGTTTAGGACAATGTTTTGAATTATTCAGAGATTGTCAAAATATATCGGACATTAAAGAAAAAGAATATATTGTGCATCGGGGAAAGCTATCTGGACAATATTCAGATTATATTAATTGGGACATTATTCCATGCGTTCAGATTGGTAAAAACAGTTATTCGTATTTATATTCAATGGGTTGCAGAAATAAATGTAAATTCTGTCTGACTTCATGGGCGAATAAATATCAGGTGAATCCAAATAAAAGCAGGGCATTAAGAATAAGGCGAAAAATAGGAAATAAACAGTTATATCTAATAACGAATGATTTTGATTCAGGGGTTACAGTCAATCGTTCTGTGTCGGATGTTCGCATAAAAGAATATATTAAAAATCCGAAAAGTTTTGAGGGTATAAAATTATTACGGCTCGGAGTTGAAAGTCCATCGGAAAGCACAAGAAAATGGCTGTCAAAGCCCATAAAAGACGATCATCTTATTGAATTTTTCAGGCTGACAAAAAGGCAAAATCAGAGAGTTAATATATTTATGATGGCAGGATTTAACAGTCAAGAGGAATGGGAGTCATTTTCCGAATTATTAGATCAGGATTATGACGGAAAAGCGAAGATAGGCGTTATAATAAATTACTTTGATCCATGCGCCTTAACGCCTCTTGAGCGATATGATGTATCGAAACTAATTCAGATTAATATACCTCGCATAAAGAGATTGTGGAAAATAAAAAGTGCAAGGGTGGTTATTTTCAGAGACGGTAATCTTTATCCGTATAATGCGGTTATAGACACGATGTTAAACCGTGCTAATTGGTATGATGTGGATAAAATTTTAGAAATGCGGAATAATGAGCATTTTATATCCGGGAAAATAAAAGAACGAAAAGATATAGGGCTGCCTGCATTTTTCGATATTATTCAAAAATACGGGCTTTGGCATCTCATTGACGGAAACCATAAAAACGAATGTAAGATAGGAACATATTATGCCAATCGAACAGTACACAACACAGGCTGAGTGTGCCCGCATAGTCGGCGTATCAGGGCCATATCTAAGCAAGGCGTATAAACAGGGCAGGCTAAAGGGTGCTACGAGAACCTATAACGGCAAACGGATGTATGATCCGGACAAGGTCGCAGTCTGCCTGCAAAAAAGCTCCGATCCCGAACGGGTTGCCGAACAGCAACGGCGTAAAGAGGCTGCCAAACATCCAACCCCTGAAATGGTCGAACAAGAGCAAAAAAAAGCTGGGATCCAGGGTGGCCTTAAAACAATCCACGAGGCTAAAAAGCTGCAAGAGAACCTGAAAGCCGCTACAATGCAGATTGAATACAATGCCTTACGTGGTAAATTCATTGATGCGGAGCAGGTTGATTTTGAAGCGGCGGAGTGTGCTACCAAGACCAGGGAGGCGCTCCTGGCATTACCGTCCCGGCTCAGGTCGGTTTTGGCAGTTGAAACCGATGCGTTTAAGATCGAGAAGACGCTGGAAACAGAAATCAGGACGTGTTTACAATGGGTATCAAAGGCGCTATGAAAAAAAATAAAATATTTTTCAGTCGTGGTGAAATATCATTTATGGATGTCGTTTTAGAGCTTTTTGAAAAACGGATTGTCCCGTGTGAAATTCTTTTTGCAACATGGCGAATTGGTAAACGTGATATCGAGGCTGTCAGGGAAATGTCCGAAATTGATGGAGTTGATATCAAATTACTGGTTGATGTGTCAATGCAGAACGTATCGAGACGTGGTGAATGGGAGATGATGCAGGAGGAAATTGGTTGCCGGGTATGGTTAACAAAAAATCATGCTAAAATATTTGCAATGTCTCCGGATGTTGTCATGCTGACATCTGCAAATATGAACAAAAATACGAGATTAGAGGTTTTTTCAATTTTCTACGATAAAACGTTATTTAAACAAATTAAATCAGGTCTTGCGCCATATTTTTCTGGTTTGCCTTCCATAGAATATTTTGACAGACCATCGATTAACGCAGAATTTGATGGAATGGATATAGATTTTGATTTTGACATATAAATCATCTTATAAATCATACATATACGCTGAAATCCCTGTCAATCTTGTTGAATGGGCAAAGAAAAACTTTTACCTGCCAAAAGGATCCTCGGAAGAAGGGCTGATCCGGTTTGAACGGACGCCTCACATCGTAGAACCCTTGCTCGAGTTATCGCCGGCATCGCCGACAGAAAAAGTTATTGTTGTCAAACCGACACAATCAGCGGCAACCACGGTCGGCCTAATATTTCTAACCGGTGTTTGCGATATTGCACCAGCTCATGCAATGGTAATAATGCCAACTGATTCAATGGCCCAGTCTTTTTCTAAAAAACGACTGGACTCTGTAATTCAGAATGTCCCTGCGCTCAAAAATAAATTCGGCGAAGTGAAAAGCAGAAATGCCTCGAATACCATCCTGCAGAAAATCTTTCCCGGGGGATCAATAATGCTGGGTGGTTCAAACAGCCCGGCAAAATATCGTTCGGAGGCCATTCGTTATCTTGTTTTAGACGATTTTGACGGCTTTGAAGTTGCCATATCCGATGAGGGATCACCGGAGGAGCTTGCAGACAGACGGACAGGGACATTTCAGGGACGCCGGAAAATCTATATCAACTCTACAATTACAGTCGATGGCGCTTCAAATATTCAGGTGGCCTACGAAAACAGCTCACAAGGTCGTTGGCATCTGCCGTGTCCACACTGTGGGCATTATCAGTATTTAGAGTTTGGCACAAAAGACAGCGAGTTTGGTATTCGATTTGAACGGGACAAAAACGGGACTATCACCAATGTCTGGTATCAATGCGAAAAATGCCACACCAGAATTGATGAGCAGGAAAAACCTGGCATGATGGAAAAAGGGAAATATATCCACGAATATCCGGAACGGGAAACCAGGGGGTACAAATGGAATGCCTTGCAAATGGCAATAGGTTTATCGTATTCATGGAAACAGATTGTCGAAATGTTTCTCAAGGCAAAAAAACAGCAGGACAAAGGGGACGATTCAGCCATGATAACGTTTATGAACACGATCCTTGTTGAACCCTGGAAAGAGCGAGGCGAACAGCCACAATTTGCCGATTTGCTTGCACGATGCGAACCTTATACGCCTTTAACTGTGCCGTCCGGCAATACGCTATTATTGTCTGCCGGGGTCGATGTGCAGAAAAATAGGCTGGAATACGGCATTTATGGCTGGGGCAAGGGGGAAGAGTCCTGGCTCATATATCACGGCGAAATATATGGCGATCCTGAATCAGAGGCAGTATGGCGGCAACTTGAATCGCTTATGGATACGCCGTTTAAATGTGCCGAAGATGAGAAAAAAGTGTTTCATATTATGTCGATCGGTGTTGATGCTAACTATCTGACAGAGGCCGTCAAACGTTTTGTCAGGCCACGACAACCTCGCTATTTTGCGCTCCGGGGATCACAATTTCAAAAAGGTCCGGTGCTTGGCCGTCCATCAAAGCAGGATTTGACATACGAGGGGAAAGTCATTGAACGAGGCTCAGTGGAGCTATATCCAATCGGGACGGATACAGCAAAAAAAACGATATATCATCGACTCGGGAAAACCGAAGGCCAGGGCATTTTCCATTTTTATATTGGCACGAATGACGAATTTTTCAAACAGCTTACGGCTGAAAAACTGATAACGAAACTTGTCAAGGGATATCCGGTGCAGGAATGGCATAATGTCCGTCACAATCAGAGAAACGAGGCATTAGACTGCACTGTTTACGCATACGCAGCAGCGATCAAGGCCGGTTTACCGTTTCTTGCGCTCCACGAGGACGCTCCGAAAGCTCCCAAACGCCCGAGACAGCAGCAGGTAGATGATAGTCCAGTTGACACAATGCGACGAAACCTAAACAACAGGCAATTTTTCAAGAGGCCCGGATGGTTGAACAGGTGAAAAAAAACAGGTATCTCAGCCCGCATCACGTAGCCAGGCGGCTGAATGTGTCAATATCCCATGTTTATACGCTGATTTTCGAGAAAAAAATATCCTGCATCAATATCGGGACTGGTCGTCATCGGGCCAGGTATCGCATTTTAGAATCCGAAATTAATCATTTTATAGAATCCTCACAGTTCGATCCTGATAAGTAGTTGATTTAATACGATAAAAAAAATGTAAAAATTCCTTGACATGCGTATATAACTAATGTATTATCTGACATACCATGATTAATTCATGGTTAGGCCTGGCATGGTAAGGTCTGGTGGGGCGGGGTGAGGTTCGGTTGGGTCAGGTAAGGTAGGGTAAGGTAAGGACTTTTTAACAATCAATAACAATGAGGAGGTACGAGGCATGGGCGAAATTACATTAAAGATCAATGGAGAGACGCCGCTGTTAATGCACAATAGCAGGCTTGCAAACCCGCTTGATCCCTATACTCAGGCAATAGGGGCAAAATCAGGCAAACGGAAAAAGACACTTGATGACATTGCCGAACTGGCAAGGATCGAGTGGGAAGGCGGACTTTACACCTATAAAAATTCAATTCAGCTCCCGGCAAGGGTTGTCAACAAAACCTTTGAACGTGGAGCAACAAAGCAGAAGAACGGTACCAGGTGGAAGACTGGGTGTGTTTTGGCTGAAGATTTTTTTCCGCTCGAATATCCAGGCAAAATTATTTTTTCAGAATCAAAAGAAATACCAAACGATGATCTTGATGCCTTATACGATGCACACAGTCATCAAGACACAGTCCGAGTCGGTTCAAGCCGGTTATTGCGGACAAGGCCGGTGTTCTACGAATGGGGGATTGCTCAGATCGTTATCCTGTTTGACGGGAATGTGATAAACCGGGACACCATTGTCGAATCAGCCATTGACGCAGGTAAACTTTGCGGAATGGGTGATTATAGGCCGGAAAAAGGTGGACAGTACGGGAAGTTTTCAGTTGAGGTTTTGAAATAACAAGGTGCGGTGTGGTTGGGCATGGTAGGGTCCGGTTCGGTATGGTGAGGTGCGGTCTGGTGAGGCAAGGTTAGGTACGGTAGGGATTTTTCAACAACAAAGGAGGGTCACAATGACAGAGACGGAAAAACAAACTTATATTTCACCGAAAGAGAAGCGTCCATTCATTCAGGAGGCTATCAATCAAATCATTGATAGGTTCAACAAGGTCAAATACGAGAGTATGTTTAATCACGATGAGTTGAGAGAGTGGATGGGACTTGATGAGCCGCAATATCATGATTATGACGACCAAGATAGCTTTATTGAAGCTCTTGCAAGATACAATCGGGATTATTTTTTGCAGGGCATTGACAGGATAAAAGAAAAGCTATTGCTTGATTATAATATATGCCTCATGTCGGTTAGAGGTTATGGATACAGGATATTAACGCCGAATCAACAGGCAAAGGAAGGCGTTGATACGTATTTCAGAAAATCGAGCAGGGCATTGCGTAAAGCCTCGATGGTGATCGGAAATATTGACTATAACTTGCTTGACGGTCAATCTGCTGAAATTCTGGTAAACAAAATGTCCAGGTTATCATTTTTGAAATCTGCGTTTACAAAGCGTAGATTTCCGAATGTGAAAGAGATTGAGTAAGATTTTTGTTAGGTTGGGTCAGGTGTGGTGCGGTGGGGTGGGGTTAGGTATGGTCAGGTCAGGTCTGGTGTGGTGCGGTCTGGTCTGGTAAGGTGGGGTAGCGGCAAGGCAAAAAAGCCTCGGGCGAAAAGCTCGGGGCTTTTTTTATTTTTTTTCACTTTTTTTTATTTTTTTGCAAAAAAGTGCTTGACATAATCAGAAAAAGGCTCTATATTCAATCATAAACAACAGGGAAACAGAAAAAAACAACAAACAAGGAGAACAAAATGAAAAAAGAATACAGAGACGAAATGGAACTCGATATTTATAATTCTTTTAATGGCGAAGTCTTAGACGGACAATCTTTAAGAGAAGAAAGTAATGCTCTTAAAGAGGCATTTCGGATGACATATCACGAAAAAAAATATACAGCAGAAGAAAGAGAAGATAGTAAGAAAAAAATAGTAAACGGGTGGATAGCATACATGGAAGAGAACGCAAAAAAAGATGCAGTTTGCGAATCAAAGGCTATGAAATCAAGAGTGATGAGAATAGCATGGGCAATCAGAAAAACAGCGGCAGAGGAATACGGATGCAAAGTTTCTGAAATATCTATGTCCAAATGTATGAAAATGGCATGGGCTGATGTAAAAAATAATTAAAAAAAACCAACAAAGGATAACGAAATGAAAAAAGAAGAGATTACAAAAAAAGTTCGGGAAACCGTAAAATTCTATTTCGGAGAATTTTACGGAGAAATCTTCTTAGGTGAATTTAACTTCGCCGAAGAGGAAAAAGCACTGATTAAAGAATTGGTTGAGGACGCAGATTTCGAACCGTCCGACGCCAAAGAGATAGCAGCCGAAACCAGGCTCCGGCTTGAGACTTTCGCAACGAGATTGCGAGAGGCTAAAGCCGAGGCATTACAAAAAAAATAATTAAAACATGCAAAAAAGTGCTTGACATAATCTAAAACATGCTGTATATTGTAATCAACAGGATGAGGGAAACATAAAAAAACAACAAACAGAGGAGGAGAAAATGAAAGCAATAAAAATCACAAGCACAAGTCAAGAGACGCCTTGGCCGAACACAGCGGCCAAGGCAAAGGCACTATACGACTCCCTTAAAGACGGGGAGTCTATATTCTTTCTTTTTTCCGGTGAGTTTCAGGAGCAAAAGAAAATATTTAAAAAAACTGGGGATCGCCTTATTTGTGGCGACGTTTTCGAAAACCAGAAGGCCAAATGGGCCGAAGGCTTCGGCCCTGAAGATTGGACAGAATAAATCAACCGCCCCGGTTCGCCGGGGCAACAACAAAGGAGGACAGTATGAGAGTCAACGAAACAGCAGTAGAAAAAATGATCTTAGTAGCAGAAACAGAAAGTCCTTTTGAAGAATGCGATTGCCGGTTACCGATTGATAAGAACTGGCAATTAGTAGGCGACGATATTTACTGGAATGGCAAATATCAATTTGCCGGCCCATCCGGTGGAAATCCGGAGCGAACACTGGTTAACATTGTAACCGGCAATTTTGTTTGCCCGGTATGCAATGGGATTATTGATCCATTTTCATTCGATAGCAACGGCAATTGTGGCTGTTCTGTCGATGAGGTCAAAGATATGTACGGTTTGCTATAACCCCACAACAGCCCCGGTCTGCCGGGGCTTCAACAAGGAGGATATTATGAGTAGAATATATTTTGAGGCATGGGGATATAACGAAGAGATCGAAATGCCTGCCTATGCAGTTGATAAAAACAGGGATTGTTCGTTCACTTCAGATATTATAGCAGATGCCATTGCCAGGAAAAACGGGCTTGCAGTTTGTGCCGGCCCCAAATCTGAAAGAATATCAATGTCAAGTGGAGAACCAGATGAATATATTTACCAAATGACACTGGGAAAACCATGCAAAACCGGCGGCTATTCAGTCGTTAGTCCGGTATGGTTTTCATATGGAGGATAACATGACACGAGGTGGCAACAGAAAAAAGTCCGGGAGGCCGTTCCTGCCCTCGGACAAAAAGAGAAAAAAGTGGAGCATCACCCTTCAGCCCTGGGTGCTGGAAACACTCAGGGCCAGGTTCGGAAGGATGGGGATGTGCCGGGCCGTCGAAAAGGCGGTCATAAACTATTATGAATTAACCAAAAAGGAGAACTGAAAATGAAATGTATAGAAGAAGCAGGAAACGATTGTAAAAACTGTCCCTGGTTCTCTGATTGCCCGATTTTAAAGATAGGCAAGGCTAAGGAGATTTTCATCCTACAACCTTGCACAGCCATGTGTAAAAAGCACTGGTTGAAAACGACTATCAGGGCGATAGATTACTCTGATGATGAAATAGTTTTCTCCACAAAAGACACGGTATTTTTATCCGAAAGTAACTCATGTAACGAGTTTTTTCTATCAGATGAAGGTGATACTTGGGCCTATAATAAGCCCAAGTAATTAATTTTAACCTCAAGGCGCACCATCACCGGTGCGCCTTTTTTTATTTCCTGCCTTAAAATATCCCATATATCCCATATATAATTTGATTTAAAAAAATCAATCTTACAAACTGCTGATATGACTATTAAATCAGCAGCTACCAGACTTTCAGAAATTGACGACGCCATAACAGCGTGCCTGAAAGCTCAATCAGCTAATGAAGGGGATTGGTCTATTCAGCGTGCACGATTGTCAGAATTACGGACAATGCGGCGTGAGGTTTATCAGGAATACCTCGCAGAAAATGGCAATGGCGGTTGCATGATTATAAATCAAGGGATTATTAAACGTGCTTAACGCCGATCAATCACAAATATTTCAAACAGCCGTAAATACCTTTGCTTCTCAACTCTCTGCTTTTCAAAATCCTCCTCAACTCTATGGCCCGGATGGGCGAAAACTCCAACCGAGCCATAGACCCCATTCTGTAAAACGTGATGCGGCGAAAAAAACCGGATCGCTGAAAGACTGGAACCCACAAGCATTTTTAGGTAAAAATACGGAGGCGATGCAGAGGGAGGAGGTTGTCAAGCGGTGTTCGGATCTTGTTGTCAATGATCCTCATGCTGCTGGAATAACCGATACATTTGCAGTCAACGTCGTCGGCCCGGCACTGACTCCGCTACCTGCCATAGACCACAAAACACTCAATATATCCCGTGAACATGCCCGTGAAATTGAATTTCAAATGCGCAGCGTTTGGAATCGCTGGGAACCACATGCTGACACGGCTGGACGTTTGTCATTCGGCGCCTTGCAGTTTCAGGCAGTCCGACAATTCCTGCAATTCGGTGAATTTTTCTGCCTATATCCAATGATTGAATCAGATTGGCGCTATTACTCGCTAACAGCCCAAATGTTGTATCCAACACGGATTCAAACAGCGTGGGGAAAAGCGCAGGAAAATGTCAGGGACGGGATCGAATTAGATAAATACGGCGGATGCCAGGCTGTTTTCGTGTCCACCGGGAACGGGTTTTATCCGACTGATTTTCAACGAATACCGATGCGAAAAGGTCACAGGCTGCAATTTTACCACGGTTTCGATCAGAAAGAACCCGAACAAGTCCGTGGTTGGCCGATGCTTACGCCGGTTGTCGAATATCTGAAAAATTTCAATGATTTACTCAATTCTGAATTAGTATCAGCTATTGTAACGGCAGCGTTTTCAATGTGGGTTGACACCGGCCCGGTAAATCCGTTCACAACTGCCGGAAACTTGGCGACATACACACAAACAGCCTACGGCATGGGCGGCGACAGTTATGACGAGCGGTATCAGGAGCTTATCCCCGGGCAAATCATGTATGGCGCTGGAAAACCGACTCCGATCAATCCGAATAGGCCATCACAAACATTCGATCCATTTACGAAAATCCTAAAAAAATCAATAGCCCTGGGCTTAAATATGCCGCACAGCGTCATTTATAAAGACGTTTCCGAAACCAATTACGCTGGATTCCGTTCTGCGATGCTGGAGGCATGGAAAACCTATTCGTGGTTTCGCTCGATTATTGCCAGGTGGTCACACGAGACAAGAAAGATGCTCATGGAAGAAGCGTATCTGATGAACGAGCTTAACATCCCGGATTTCTACGAAAATATTGATTCATACTGCAATGCAATGTGGATTGGCCCGGCTAAAGGCAATATCGAACCCATCAAAGAAGCAACCGCTGACATCAAGTTAAATCAGGCAAACCTAAAAACAAAACGACAAGCAATGATTGAAAGAGGTTTAGATCCAGATACGACTTATGCGCAACTACAGGAAGAACGGGAAGAGGAGAGCGACCGGGGACTGAACAATGAACAGAATCAGCAGGTAAATAATAATGCCGTTGCCGAAACGCAAAAAGAATGAGTCTGACAAGAAATTCGTGGAGCGATGTATGGATAACGAGACCATGAAAAAAGAATATCCGGATACAGATCAGCGATATGCGGTTTGTAAAAAACAATCACAGAAGCCTGAATCTCTTGCATTTGGCATGATACAGGATCAGCCCTGGGCGATTCACCCTGCTAAATTGCAGGAGATAAACGCATTTGTCGAATCCCGATTATCCGGCGAAAAAATAGAATTTGAGGCGAAAACGTCCGAACAGGATACAGATATAAAACAATATATTGTTCAGGATAACGTTGCAATCGTGCCTTTATACGGCGTCCTGGCAAAACGAATGAATCTGATGACGGCTATATCCGGGGGAACCTCGACTCAGTTGTTTATGCGTGATTTTCAGCAGGCGATTGATGATCCTGATGTCAAGGCGGTCGTGATCGACGTTGAATCACCTGGAGGTGCTGTCGATGGTACAAAAGAGGCTGCTGATATTATTTACAATTCCAGGGGATTAAAAAATATTGTCGCCTATGCGAACGGACAAATGGCCTCTGCTGGATATTGGGTAGGGTCTGCTGCTGATGCTGTTTTTACAAACGAAACATCAGAAATTGGATCAATCGGCATAGTATTGACGCATCACGATTTCAGCGAGCGGGACAAACAATCAGGGATTAAACGCACAGAGATATATGCCGGAAAATACAAACGAATTGCGAGCGAAACAACTCCGTTATCAAAACAAGGCAAATCGTATCTACAAGATTTAGTTGACGACACGTATCGTGTTTTCCTGGCAGGGATTAAACGAAATCGCAAGGTAAAATCAAAAGAACGTCTACTAAAAATGGCAGAAGGCCGTGTTTTTATAGGCGAAAAGGCGAAAAAGGCGGGCTTAGTCGATGGGATTATGCCGCTATCAGAAGTCATATCAAGGCTTTCCACGGCGGAAGTCGGACAAACAACACAGGAGATATTCCAAATGACAGAAATCACAACTAAAAAGGAGCTTTCCGCTGAGTATCCGGATCTGACTGCTCAGATTGAAAAGGATGCACGGGAAAGCGTAGATGTTCAAAAAATCAAACAAGAGGCAGCTCAGTCAGAGCAAAACCGGATTTTGGGGTTGGCAAAAATCCAATTCGGCGCTGATGAGGGCAAAAAACTTGAAACACTTCTGGCCTCCGGGATTACACCGGAGCAGCTACAGGCAGCAAAGGCGCTGAATCCTGAACTGGAGAAACCGAAAAGCCAGGAAGTTGAGACAATCCAGGCAAAAACCGAGGCGCTGAAAGAAGTTCGGCAATCCGGCCCTGAAAATCCCGGCAGTAGGACAGCCCACGATGAACCGAATTTCATGGAGGCCGTTGCTCAGATCGAAAAAGAAATGGGCGTTAAAAAATCCGAGGCCATGAATATTGTCAACCGGCGTTTCCCTGGCATCCGTGAAAAATGGTTGGCACAGGTAAACGGGCAAACAATTCAGTAAAAGGAGATAAAAATATGACTGCAATTCAATCAACTATAAATAAAGGCGCTAAGGCGTACACCGCAGGCGAGGATCTTATTCAGGATCGGCGAGTAAAGCTCAAGAGCGCAACGACAGCCGATCCGCCCCAGGTACAGTATGCCGACGCAGGCGAGGCCTGCATCGGCATAACTCTTGAATCCTGCTCATCCGGGGATTTCATTTCAGTCCGTCCAATCAATGATTCGGGGACGTTTTTCTGCGAAGCAGCAGAAGCGTTTGCGATTGATGCGACGCTGTATGGCGCAACCGATGGCAGGGTGCAGGACACCAGTTCAGGGACGGCATATTTCAAGGCGATGCAGGCGGCCAACGCTGCATCCGATGTCGTTGAGATTCAGCCATTCCCGACGGTTTCAACTACGGCTGCAAGCGTTTCGATTGCTGATGGAGATGGGCATACATCTGAATCAACAGTTGAGGCCGCTCTGGCTGAAATTTATGCCCATATCGACACAGCTCAGGCGTTTATTCCTGTCTCATTGACTGAATTGAGAGAGGTTTCAAGCGGCGATGTTGCAAATACAGCAGGAAATGGCGGCGTTCTGGCAAGCGATACAACACCGATTCTGGAGGCCATTAACGGCGTGACCGATGGTTGCCAGCGTCTTAACTGGGCTACAAGCGATAGTGATGCTGTGATGCTGCAAAAGCCATTACCGCCCGACCTTAACACCAGCGCCGACATTGTTCTGCATTTTAGGGCGTCATCGGACGGAACCAATAACCCGGAATTAAACATCGCATCATGGTTTAACGAGGGCGATACAAAAGTTGAAGATGCGACTGCCGCAATCAGTGTTGCAACATATACAGAATACACGGCGACTATTGCCGCTGCTGATGTTCCGGCAGGCGCTCAGATTCTAACATCAATCATAACGCCCGCAACTCATGCGCAAGACGCATTGTATCTAACCGGGGTTTGGATTGAATACACACGTAAACTCGTAAGCTAAATTGTTTCACGTGAAACATTAAGGAGATATTAAAATGGGAATGAAACCAGTTGATAGCATATCAACAAGGCGACCCGACTTGGGGCAAGCGGCTTATGAGGTGATGCTCGAAGCCCCTACAATGGGGTTTGTCGGCCAGCAGATTATGCCGTATTTTTGGGTATCTAAACAGGAAGCGTCTTACCCGGTAATCCCGAAGGAGGCGTTGTTCAGTCTTTTGGCTACTGCCAGGGCGTCCGATGGTGCTTATAACCGATTCGGTGAAAAATTCGAGCGTGGCTATTACACGACAGAAGAAAATGGCCTTGAAACGCCTCTTGATGACAGGGACGTTGCGCTCTATGGCGACGAGTTCGCCTATGAACTGGCAATGACCAGGATCCTGATGAACAACATTCTGAGAAAAGAGGAGTATGACGTTAAAAATCAGTTATTTAATACTTCAAACTTCTCGGCTCACAATGCAACGACATCATGGGCGACAACTGCAAGCTCCGATCCTCAATACGACATTGAGACCGGGAGGGATTCGATTCGTTATTATGGCATTATGCCGAATGCGCTTGTTGTGCCTTGGGACGGTTACAAATACCTTAAAATGTCAGATAACGTTCTGGACTGGGTTTACAAGCAGGAGCCGGAGGCTGCCAAAACCGGGAAAATCACAAATGCGCATCTGATGGACTACCTTGACCTGCAATACCTGATCGTTGCCGGCTCGCTTTATAACTCGGCAAAACGGAACCAGACTGCATCATTATCCGATATTTGGGGATCTCAGTATTGCCTATTATGCCGTATCGCTCAACCCGGCGATCCGATTACCGAACCTTGTATTGGTCGGATTATCGCATGGAATGAAGGTGTGTCAGGACAGCAGGTAATTTCTGAGAGATACAGGGACGAAACCGTCCGGGCTGATATTCTCCGGGTGCGCCATGACACAAAACCGACATTGCTGAAATCAATCAACTCCAGCGGAACAGCAGTCAGCGAAATTTCAAAAGCTGCTGGGTATTTAATCGACTTTACCGCTGCATCATAAGGTATTGCCATGAGCTCCTCGTTCGCCTCGTGCATGGCAAGCTGTAGGGCTGATTTGTTTAACGTGATCGGCTCTACAGCAACTTTCACGACTGCTTTAGGGACGGTATCGACACCGACTGTCATAATCCGGGAGAGCGTCGAGTTTTATCCGGGCGATATGATAACGCAGGCCAGAGAGCAAATATCGACGGTGCGTTATATCTATTCGGAAATCGGGCGGGAGGCAAACAGAGGGGAAACGTTTGAACAAAACGGCGTAACGTATACATGCAAATATCCAATCAACAATGACGGAAAAACAGTGACAATGGCGGTGAAAAAATGAAAATACAACCGGAATTAAGTGCACGGACAAAACAGCGGATTGCCTATGACTCATCGAGCAATCCAGAATATATCGGAACGGCTCCCCCGAATGCTTTAACATCTGAATCGAAATGGCAGATTAAAAAACTGACATATAACGCAAATAACCTGGTGACTCAGATTGATTTTGCAGGCGGGACGACGAATTTTGACAAAGTTTGGGATAATCGGACGACATATACGTATAGCTAATGGCATTTACTATTGAGATTGACAAAAAACGATTAAAAGAGGTTGAGGCCGCATTGTCCGGTATTCGGAACGGTGCGCAAACAGCTTTCATTCGTGCGATCAACCAGGGCGTCAAGGGCGGAAAGACGGATAGCTCAAAGTTAATTCGTTCGCAAGTAACGCTGAAAAAAGCAGACGTTGACAAGAATATTTCAACTGATTTAGCAAGTAAATCAAAGGTTTCTGGTGCGCTACGGTTCAAATCGGCGAAGGTGGCCCTATCAAAATATAAATATTCTGAGACACGTAAGGGTGTCAAAGTTAAGGTTTGGAAATCAGGAAGCACTCAATTTTTGCCTCATGCGTTTACAGCTAAAGTTTGCGGCAAAACAAAACTTGGAGAAGAGCCAAAATGCCACGTTGGCATTTTTCATCGATACGGCGATAAAGTCGGCACAGGAGTGCCTCCACATCCTCCAACGTGGTTTTTCGCTAAATTGGCATATAAATATAAAAAAATGACAGAACTGCTCGGCCCGACAATCGAATATTTATTTGAGCGATCACGGGACAAGTTATTGCCATACGTCCAGGTTAATGCAAGTCAGCGTTATTTTGATGAATTTGAGCGGCAAGTTGGATTGCTGATAGATAAGGCGAAAAAATGACAGATACGATTCGGGAACAAATAATCAGTGCGGGCGTGACGCAGCTTGAAAATATCCTGACAACAAAGGGATATAATTACAATTTAGGCAGCAATGCCCTACGTGCTGCTCATAAACCGGATGGTATTGACTGTGTCGTTTATTGGCCGGGACTTGAGGAATATGAACAGTCCTACAATATCATTACATGCGTCATGCCGTTTGAAATCGAGGCGTTAGCTGACTATGGCGCAAACGACAAATCGGAGGTTTCCGAAAAGCTTTTAGGCGATCTGTTAGAATGTATCCTGGGCGTCAAAATGGTTTACGATTTTGAAAGCGGCTCAACTGAACCGTCCGTTGGTGATACATTAACCGGCGATACATCTGGAGCAACCGGATATATTGAGGCAATAACGCTTGATAGCGGTACATGGGCGGGCGGTGACGCAAAGGGGACGGTGACACTCAGGCGTGTTGTCGGCGTCTTTCAGGACGAAAACGTCAATACGAATATATTAACGATATCAGAGGATTATACAGAAACCGATCCGGAGACTGCTTTCACTGGCGGACTTGGGATCATAACGATTGAACGAGGCGGAATAGAAACCTATTCAGAGGAGGATTACAGTTTTGTTGGAGCAAAAATCGAGGGCAAAATTAAATATGAAATCAGGGCGGGAAATCCGTATGGACAACCCTAATAGCTATCTCATAACAGGCCATCCGAGATCCGGGACTGGATACATGGCCCAGCTCATGCAGCAATGCGGGAAAGATATGCCGCACGAAATACACATCGGTAACGACGGCATTGTGTCATGGCTGCATATAGAACCCGGTAAAACGCCTGTTTGGTGGCTGAAAGACGGCGTTAAAACAGTTGGATATAACAGGCTTGTTCATCTTGTGCGGCATCCATTGAAGGTGATTGCCAGCAGCCAAACGCTGCATGAGGATTCACTCGCTTATATCTCTGAGATTACAGGCAAAAACCTTGGTATTCACTGGACAATCGAAAATGCAATGAAAACATGGGTTGCCTGGAATGAATTGATAGAATCCAAAAATCCACAATATTTTTTGAGAATCGAGGACATCAACTGGCAATGGCCTAAATTCCGTGAGTTCATGCGGATTCCGTCAAATGACATGCCGAAAATACCGAAAAACGTCAATGCCCGCAAACACGGCGATTTGACATGGCAGGATTTGAAAAATACGAATAAAAAGCTATATAAACAAGTCCGGGACATGGCAAAACGATACGGTTACAGCGTCATTGACGCAGAGGTTGAGCCTGCAAAAATAGCCGTTGCTATGATAGTCCGTGATGAGGAGAAAAACCTGGAACGATGCCTAAATTCTGTTCAGTATATCGCAGACGAGATTATCATTGTCGATACTGGCAGCGTTGATAACACGATAAAAATTGCAGAATCATTTGGGGCCAGGATAATTAATAGCCCGTGGCGTGATGATTTTTCATTTCACCGAAACGAATCATTTCAGGCCGTATCTCCTGACATCGAATGGATATTGAGAATTGACGCAGATGAGGAGCTGTTTCTTTTATCTGAGCCTAAAAAATTTAAACAATCGTTTGCTCAGATACCGAACGAGGTTTCAGCCTGTCGGTGCAAAATGGAGGACATGAGAGGCGCTCATCACTGTATGGATTTTATGCAGATGCATTTTTTTAGAAATGGCCGGGTAACATGGGAGAATAGAAAACATAACTTCCCTAGATTCGACGGCCCTGTGTACCAACAGCACTTATGCAAAACACGACATTATGGTTATGACATAACGACAGAGGATCGTCAAAAGAAACGTGATCGTGACATCAACCTGATCGAATTAACGAAAAAAGATAAAGAAGCTGCCGGTGAAAAATATTACAAATATCATTTTTACCTGAGTCAAATCTATGGCCAGTATGATGGTGACCTGGAGTTATCCCTTGAACATGCGATGAAATATATCGAGGCTGAAAAAGATAACGAGGGATTCAATCCGTCAATTTACATGACTGCCTATAACCAACTTGAAATGCTTGGGCGACCTGATGAGGCGCTTGACATTGTTCATGAGGCGCTATCGAGATATCCGGACGATCTTGACTTGAACTGGGTGAAATGCAGGTTATCAACAAAAAGCGGAAATCATGCCGATATGGTTGAGGCCTCTAACAGGTATGTCGAGGCGTGGAATATGGCTGAAAATAATCCGGCGAGCAACGATGGACGTTTTCAGTATTTCCATAACAAGGCGTGTTTGAATTATGTTCTGCACAAACTCGTTGTAAACCACTTCTACCAGGGCATTTCACTGGCACGACAATTCTATAAATTTCTGGAGGACATTCCGGAGGAACCACGAAAAGCATTAAAAAATGATATGGACACCGACCTTGATAAAATCGGTGTAGATTTGGGGGAAGCCCCTGAAATAACAGCAAATTAGGAGACAATAAAATGGCATCTTCACAAAGAGGGAAAGTTCAAATAGAGCTTGGGCGGACGCTGACAACTTATGCCGCCATGACGGACTCGGGCGACCACCAAGTTTTCACCGCCGGAAGCGTATGGTCTGGCAAAGCTGATTATGAGCCTGAAGTCAGGCCAAATGGTATCGTTACAGGGAGAAACCTGCTGACTGCAAGCTCAAGCTCCGATACTGTATCAATCGCTAGGTTTACAGCCTATTCAAAAGGTTCTTTGCAAACCGTTACAGCAACGAATGCAACATTCACCAGACCGGCGACAGCGGATAAAGCAGTTATTTATTCCGTGACAATGGCCTCAGATGGTAGCATCTCTGTAATCAAAGGGACAATCGGAGCAGGCACGACGTTTTCGAGTACCAGGGATGGCGCAGGTGGCCCTCCTTACATTCCTGCGGACTCCGTTGAACTCGGGCAGCTTAGGATTTGTGCGGCGACTACATCAACGCCTATCTCATCGAGCGAGATATATCAAGTTCCAGGGACGCATCAGGAGCGCTACGACTATCCAGACTTTGAGTTTTTCAACATCGGCAAGGGTGAATATGCGGATAGTTCATCTGAGAAAAACAGCCATGTCAAATTCAACGAGGCGCTGTCCGCTGACCATACGGGCGCAGCGTATAAAAAAACCTATGTTCAGTATTATACGCCGTCTTTTACGACGCTTGCGAAAACGGTTGATTTTGTGCCATCGGAGGTCAGCCATTCAAAAAGCTCCGAATCATATTACAAAGGGGCTGGTGGCTCTGGTGCTATCGGTTCAGTTGTTGCCGACTCGGTAACAGATGCCTCATTTACTGTCATGGCCGGCGATGCGTTGACTGATGCGATCCTGGCTGAGAAAAACGATGTGGTAACCGTGAAATGGTATCCGGATGCGAACAAAGACCCGTATTTACTAACACAGGGAACGTTAGGCATTTCAAGGGTTTATCCGATTGACGCACAAAACAAAATCAACTGCACAATCTACTGTGAGTCAGAGAGTGCGGAGTTTGCGAGCTAAAATGAACTTTAAGAGGCGAACAAAAACTATAAAAGCTCCAGAAGTCGAAGACACGGACATATTCCCGGAGGGTTCTGAAAAAGAGTTTGTCATTCAGAACCTTTACGGGCAAGAAATTGCTTTCGCCCGTGAGCGTGTCAACCAGAATAAAGCCATTGACGAGGTTATCCGGCGATTTCTGGCTGATCGTGTCCCGGACATTGTCGAGGCGATTCAGGAAAAACTCGGACTGTCTGACATATTGCCGGGTGATTATGTCAATAAAATAGCCATGGTTGAGTTTGGTGTTCAAAGTCCTAAAATGACGCAGGAAAAGGCCGTCCGGTTAGGACGAAACTACCCGGTAACATTCTATAATTTGGCAAATGAAATCACGGCCTTAACAGCGATGGGGTCATTGCCGGGGGAATAGATGCCCTTTGGAGTGATAGCCGAGTCCGGGCGGCATTAGTTTTAGGCTACAAAGGGCATAAGCAACTATACGAATTAATCCCGGATATTTTCCCGCAGGGTTTTTTAACTGACACCGAGATTGCGCTCTGGAACCGATTTTACGAAAACATGGGAAACAGGATAAATGGCTGATACGTCAAAAACGATTGAGATATTATTCAAGGGAACAGAGACAGTCGGAAGTACTATAAAGACAATAGGCTCCAAGCTTGACAACCTATCTTCAGCCGTCAAAAAAACAACCCAGCCATTTGCGAATCTTGCTGACTCGATATTAAAAGTTGATGCCGCTCTTGCTGCTATCGTTGCCGCAGGTCTTGGAGTTTCAGTAAAAAAGTTTGCCGATCTTGAGGACGTGATGCTAAAAGTTAAAGGCGTCATGGGGGCTTCAGAATCGGAGTATCAAACCCTTACCGATCTTGTCAAAGAACTTGGTGCGAAAACACGATATACTGCTGATGAGGTAGCAAGTGGGCTTGAATTTCTTGCGCTCGCAGGCTTGTCCGTAGATGATGCGATAGGGGCATTACCAAACACTTTAAACCTGGCTCAGGCCGCAGCGATTGACCTTGGAGAGGCCGCAGATATTGTCACTAATATCATGGCTGGATATGGCATTGGTGTTGAGGGTCTTGTTGGCGCAACTGACACACTAACTGCAACATTTACCAATTCAAACACGTCTCTTTCAGAACTCGGTGATGCCTTTAAATTCGTCGGGCCTGTCGCAAAATCATTAGGACTGGAGCTTGACGAAACAGCCTCAATATTGGGCGTTCTTGCAAATGCAGGATATAAGGCGCAAATGGGCGGAACTGCGCTCAGAAATATTTTAATTGCGCTCGTAGCTCCATCAACAAATATGAGTAAATTAATGGACAAACTCGGCGTTGATACATCAGAGTTTGGAATTGATTTAGGTAGCGCCAGAAACGCACTTGACTCACTAGGGGTTAGCGTAAAGGATGCGGACGGCAATTTGCGCCCATTTGCAGATATAATGGACGATATGAAATCGGGGCTTGAGAAAATACATGATCCGACGGACAGGGCTGCAACGCTGATTGATATTTTTGGAAAACGCGGTGGTCCGCAGATGCAGGCTTTGCTTGAGCAGGGTTCGACGGCGGTATCCGATCTTGAGAGAAAAATAGAAAGCTTAGGAGGAATAACTCAAGATATCGCAACCGAAATGGAATCAGGCATGGGCGGAGCAATAAGGGCGTTGGTATCCGCAACAGACGCTATGTTTATTGAGGTCGGCGAAGCGATGTCGGAAGGTGCTATGTCAGCAGTAGGAGGCGTCACTGAAATTTTTAAAACTATTGTTGACGAAATAGACAAAGGAACGTTTGATGAAGTCCTAAAAATAGTTGATGATTTTGGTTTTTCAATCGGTGATGCCCTGGCTGAAATTGCTGAAAATTTGCCGGAAGCATTTGAAAAAGTTGATTTTTCTGGACTCGCTGATGCGATGGCTGATGTAAGAGATACCATTTCAGGGATATTTGACGGGATTGATATCTCAGATCCCGAGGATCTGGCAAACGTAATTCAAAAAATTGTCAATACCACTGAATCGTTTATTATCGTTTCTGATGGAATGATTAGTGCGTTAATTGACGCTGTAAAATGGGTTATAGATTTAGCTGATAATTTTAATGATTTATCGGACGAAGAAAAAAGGGCGGCTGGAGAGGCTCTTGGCGTATCTAAAATAATCAATTCGTTGTCCGGTCTCGTTGGCGGTGTAAGTGACGCAATAAAAGGACTTGGCGCATCTATAGCTTTTTTGGCTGGAACAAATCTCATAAAAATATTAACAGGTGCGGCTGCTTTTATAAACCCGGTCGTTGGAATAACTCTTGGCGTCGTTGCGTTGGCCGGTGGGGTTGCGATAGCAGTTGATAAGATTTTAGGTTTAATTTATGGCGAAGTTCCCCCTGTTGACCATACAATCCCTTTTAAGGTTGATGTCGGATATGGCGACAACACGATATTTGATCCCAAAACAGGAGAAATCAGGGATCAAGAAGGCAACCTGATATTAAAACTTGACAGTAAGGATGTCGATGAAAAATTACCATCCGAAAAAAAGATTGACGTTATCGCAACAGCCGATTTAACAGGCGACCTTGAAAAGCTCGGCGTGCTGGTGACCGGGGAGGAAAATAAAATCGAAGTCGACGCAGACGTAACTCCGGCGACCAAAACGATTGAATACTGGCATGATGGCGAATGGAAAACTATTGAAGTCCCTGTTGAGACAAAAAAAGATGATATCGAGCAGGCCAAAAAGGACGTCAAAAGCCTGTCAGATATCGCAAAAATAGAAATTGAGGCAGACCTCGAACATGCCAGAATCCAGTCAGATGCCGCAAAAGAGATGTTCAGAATTAAAGCGGATGTTGACATCGCAGAAATTGAGGCTGCAACGGCACGTATTGAAACGCTGAGTCAAACAACTGCTGATATGTTTGCAGATACCGGGGACACTATTTCAAGCATGGTTGACGCTTTAATTGGCGCTGATTCGATTAATGAACGGTTTGCGGTTGAACGGCAGATCAGAAAAGAGCAGGAATATCGTGAGCAACTTCTGGAAATGCAGAAACAGCTTAACGATGCGACAATAGCTGAAATAGAAGCACGGAAACAGGCTATTGAGAGAGGCGATGCGCTTATTAAAGTCAATGGCGATGGATTGGCTCCACATTTGGAAATGATTATGTATGAACTATTAGAACAAATTCAAATCCGGGCCAGCGAGGAGGGGGTTAATCTCCTGTTAGGATTATAAATGATATCAATATGTAAAGTAACCGGAGACAGCTCAGGACACGTACTGATAAAAAACTATCAGATAACCGGGGATTATAACAGTGTTGCCAGGCTATCACGGGCTAAAACATTGGATGGTGATGTCAAATACACTCATTCAGGCGTCATTGATGGCGACCGGAATTTTGAGTTTGAATGCCGATTATCAGAAACCGATCAGACAACGTTAAAAGCAATTTACGAGGCTGGAGTCCAGGTAACAATCTCATTTTGGGAAGGACATTTCACTGGTTATATTTACAGCCTGTCAATTCGGCGAAACGGCGAAACAAAGGCAACGATATATTTTAAGGAAAAAATCGCATGAAAGAGACTATCGGAATAAACGTAAAATCGGGGCGTGAAATTATCCGGAAAAAAAAATTGCAAAAGGTGAAAATATCGAGTGTTCATCACGTCGAACATTGGCGGGACGGCGTTATGTTAACGCACAGATGGCAGGAAAATATATGCCCGAATCAATATGTGCATCATGTATTGGCTGCTGTGCATAGTTCTGCGACGACGTTTTCGACATGGTATTTGCTGGTTTTTTCGTCAACCGCGACTGCCTATACTCCTGCAACCGGCAATACATATGCGACACCTGGTTTTACGGAAGCAACGTGTTATTCCGGAAATCGCAAAGTATGGCAACATGCCGGGGTGTCATCGCTCGAAATGACGAACAGTGCGAACAAGGCGACTTTTACAATTACCGGGGGCGCTCCTGATAATTTGTATGGCAGCGCATTGGTGAACTATGCAACCCCGGGGGACACCGGATACGCAAGCGGTATTTTGGGTCCGGTTGCTCATTTCTCAGAAGGTGCAGCGTCAAGCCTGGCCTCCGGGGATGAGGTTAAGGTTTATATTACGCTAACCGGGGAGGACGTGTAGATTGGCCTACGACCAGTTATTGGCGATTACACACACGGCGTCAACATATGCCCAGGGGACGTATAAAGGGACTGTTGTCTCAATTTATAAATGGAACTCGGCGACAAGCGAATATGACTGGCAACAAGACATTGACCCATCCGCAACCTATATCAATTTTGCACAATTTCAGGCAGATGCGAACAGGATATGGGGGGGAGGCGATGTACCAACCGAAATCGGATATGTTTCAAGGGGATCAGGAGGGACATATGGTTCTGAATTTTCAGATTATTTTTGGGGAAGCACGTTTGGCGGGAGAATATTTAATATAACAATTACTGATGATTTGGAATGGATTGTAGGACATTATTATTCTGATTCTGGCCATGCTCCGAAAGTTTACCGCCTTGTAAATGGGACATATACAGCGCAAACATCAACCGGGCTTACATCAAAACGATATTACTGTCATGCGGCCATATCTCCGGATGGGAATTATGTAGTTGTAACAGCCAGCCATAGTTCATCATACGATCAATCTCCTTACATTTGGGTTTACTCAAACGATGACGACGGCACGTTTACTGAAATGACTATCAATTTGGATGGAAACAGCTTTCAGAACTCTTACGGAATTGCAATCCAATGGTCACCGGATAGTAAAATATTCACGGCTTGGCGATATGCTTTCACATATGACGATGTAGAGGAGGAATGGCAAATATGCAGTCCGTCGCCATATCTATATAAAGGTTCTACATCACAAGCTGCTTTTTCGCCGGACGGAAATTGGTTTGTATCAACATTGGGGGCAAATGCATATTTTGAACTTTATAGCGTAGCAACTGATTCTTTAACATGGGAAAAATCTGTCGAGGCAGCAGCAAATGTTAAATCGCTTTGCTGGTCTGCTGATGGTGCGCATCTGATTGTAGGAACGACAAATTCTTCAACGCCCGTCGTAATGTTTGAGCAGAGCGGCGACACGTTCACAAAAAATACTGACTCTGATTGGTCTGCTGTTGATGATGATGTATGCTATATCAGTTCGGCTCAGTATGAAATCGTTTATGGTTTTTCAGCAGGTATCGGCTTTTCAGATAGTCAGCAGCGCATATCGTCATATAATCGGCATACCGAGGACGGTATTGGTTTCGGCGATTCAAATAGCAGGATAAAAACAAAATACCGGCATTGCGCTCCGGACGGACTCGGATTTTCGGACACTGTAAATTCAAGGCAGGTTTCATGTAATCGTCATTTCACGGCTGGGATTGGCGTTTCCGATGCGGTTCACGTTTTCAACTTTTCTGAGTGGCTCAGACTTTACAATGGCCTGTATTCATTGCGATACGAAATGACGCTGACAGGCGATGCGGACGGAACAACTGATATCGTAATCCCTATTGAAAGCTTTCAGGCCAGACACCGGAGCGGGGATCCATCTTATCTGTCGGTTACAATCCCAAACATCGATGACTATTCAGCCTCCGTTAATGCCAGGCTAAACGGACAATTAAAAATCGAAATGATTGCGTATGTGAATAATATTGAGAGTGTCAGAGAAGAAATAATTAGAGTTGATTTTGAGTCGATACGGACAGATAGGGGGGCTACAAATCAATCGATTACATTATCAGGTCATCGGACTGAAACGTATTCGGCGAAAACAACGGAGCTTAGAAATGTGACGCTCAGAGTGTTGCAGGCAAACGGTAAACTGCGATTCAGGAGCAGTGAACCGGACTTTTATTTGAGACCAGGAGACACGGCAACGTATGACACCGACTCAATAACGGTCGGGCTAATAACGTTAAATATCAACACATTAACGCAAAATATGGAAGTAACCGAGGACTGATGGGCAAGGCAAAAATCATATCAGAATATGGCGATGGGAAATACCGGGTTGAGGTGCTTTTCGATGATGCCAACACTGATTCTGAGATTACAAAGCTCGATGCCCGTATCGCTGATCTGGCTGCAACTATAGCGGCCATGGCGGACGGGACGGAAAAAAGCAATGTGCAGCTATCGCTTAATGCTTTGAGGCTTCGGAAAAATTATATTCAGTCGAATTTTCCGGAAAACTATGAAACGGACGCCTGGTGCGTGGACTATACGACCGGACTTGCAGTTGGCAGCTACGTTGGTACAATCGAGGTTCCCGGAGAAATCGGAGATATATACATCCATCCTGGATATGTGAGTAACACGTTTGACTATGCAACGCACGGGCAAATGAATCCGAATCTAAACATTCACTCGGTCGGGACTTATCTGCTGTGGAGTATCCTCCCTGGCTGGCAGAAATTTATGCCGACGTTTCGGACAGGGACAATAACGGCGATTGACACGGTAAATAATCAATGCGACGTAACACTTGATGCTGCGTTGTCGAGTGCGCAGAGCTTAGATATCAACCAAACGGGGTCTTTATCGGCTGTCGATATTGACTACATGGATTGCGACCATGAGGCGTTCGCCGTTGATGACGGCGTTGTAGTCCAGTTTGTCGGGCAAGATTGGAATAGTCCAAAAGTTATTGGATTTAAAAGCAATCCGTCTGAGTGTGGATGGACGGAACCCTGGAATGGACCGGCGATTACGTCAAAGTGGCCATGGGAATATAGCAAATATGCCACATTATCTGATTCAACGATATGGCGTGGTATGTCAGCAGCGACACAAACAATTATCGACGGCGTGTTTAATATTACTATACCGGATGTTGATAATTCAGGATTTCCGACAAAAGGCTTTTTAGAGTACGGAAATTGGTGGAAATATCAACCTGGGGCAGCAATTCTGCCATCTGCGTCAAAAATAAAATTCAAAGGGACAGCGATCGGAGATTGCGATTGGTCCGATCTTGGTGGGCTTCATAGGTATTTTGCATGTATAATACTTGACGGTAATGGGAAAAAGTTTTCTCTATTTTTGCATCAAAATTCTGAGGATCATTATTCAGAAAAACGGGTTGGATGTTCCGACCTTGTAAACGAAACAACTGATTGGATAGCATATGACGCAGATAGTTGGGTTAAAAATATAGCTGCTGAAAATGATATATATATTGATTTACCGATTGCAGCCGGTGCTGTACAATACGTAGCGTTTGAGTATTATGTCGCATGGAATGGAGGCATGGCTGGAAATGAACCGACTGAGATGCCGGGAATTGACGCAACAATCGACTTTATAGGAGTGATATGATGAAAAGAATATTTTTATTTGTATGTTGTTTTTTACTGTTTTCAATGGATGCCTTTGCAGGCTGGGTAACGATATTTAATCCTCATACCGGGAAATTGGATTACGTTGTATCAACAAATCCGTTGACGCTAACCGGCAATATAACGCTGGATGATAACTACCTATCCAACGATGGTGACAATGAGGGCATATCCGTTGCCAATGACGGAGACGTAACGGCATCTGATAACCTGTTTGTAACGACCTACCTGGGCGTTGGCACGACTGATTTCGACGGCACTCCGGACTTTGGCATAACAACAATCGAGGGTGCGTCAAATGATGGCTCGACATATTGCCTGATTGCCAGGGATTCGGATCATGCCAATATTTTTGAGTTAGATACCGATGGTAACGCTACGGCGACCACGTTTACTGCTGACGCTGCATCCGAGGCCGTAGTTGAGTTCAAAGATTCCGATTGCACAGACTCGGACGTAAACGCTGACATCAAAGCCAACGCCACTGCTACCGGCTCAGGTGCAGAAGTTGTTGACATCTATATCCGGGCTCAAGGGGCTGCTGGAACGGCAGGGACGCTGAACAATGCCCTATTTTGGGACGGCTCAAATGAAACCTGGCAGTTTACAGGCAGACAAGCCGTTTCTTATGAAACCGTAACTGCCGGTGACGGTACTAATACTGTTGCTTACGATGCGTCATATACCTCCCATTATATCACGACTGATGACGACACGGACGGCGCTGATGTGCTAACCGTATCGGACGGCACAATAACCGGGCAGCGGATTACAATTCAGCTTAAAACCGATGGTGGAGATGACTTAGAGGTGACTCCGACCAACTTTGTAAACGGAACGAAAATCACACTTGATACGGCTGGAGAATCCTGCACGCTCGAATGGGATGGCGCAAACTGGTTTATAGTCAGTCATTATGGAGGGACGGTGAGCTAACATGTTGAAAAGATTATCCTTACTCATAGCATTTTTATTAATCCCGGCGCTGGCCTTTGCCGGGGTTACGACAAAGGGCGTTACTCAAAAAGGGGTGACGCTGGGATATACTCGGTTTGTCCCTGCTGATGTGCCTATCTCTGAAGCCGAAGCATTAATTAACTTTTACAATGCTGCTGGAGGTGATAGCTGGACGGATAATACGGACTGGACAACTGATACGACGGTCGGCAATTGGGAGGGGATAACGGTTTCCGGTGGACATGTAACAGCGGTTGATCTAAGCGATAACAATCTCGACAATGTCCTAACCAAAGCTCAGTCAATGGCATTCCTGAACGGATTGCCAAGTATGACGGAATTGAGATTACAAGATAATGCCGATTTTGGGCTGACATTTTCTATAGCTGATAACAGCACTTTGAATTACCTGTATGTTCACAATACTGACAGCGCTATTACAGGCTCCATTGCTGATAACAGCACGTTGACTATCCTGTGGGCTTACAATACTGACAGCGCTATTACAGGCTCCATTGCTGATAATAGCACGTTGAATTACCTGTGGGCTTACAATACTTCCAGCGTTATTACAGGCTCAATTGCTGATAATAGCACGTTGAATTACCTGCAGGTTCACAATACTTCCAGCGTTATTACAGGCTCAATTGCTGATAATAGCACGTTGAATTACCTGCGTGCTGACAATACTGACAGCGCTATTACAGGCTCAATTGCTGATAACAGCACGTTGAATTACCTGCGTGCTGACAATACTGACAGCGTTATAACTGGTTCTATTGCTGATAATAGCACGTTGACTATCCTGCGTGTTCACAGTACTGACAGCGCTATTACAGGCGGTGTGGCAACACTTCCAAGCTATTCATACAGTTTAATCGATCTCAGAGACCTATCGATGATTGAGGCCGAGGTTGACGAGGTTCTGGAAAACATTTACCGACTTCGAGCAAATTTTGATGACGCAACGCCTGAGTTATACATTGATGGCTCCGGCGGAACTGTAAACGCAACGCCTTCTGGAGTGTATCAGGACGGCGATCCGCCTACGACGGGGCTTGAATATGTTTACGAGCTGGCGAATGACCCGGAAACAGAAGGATTTAACACTTGGACCATCACCTATAATGGAGGATCAGCGCCATGATAAAACGACTCTTAATCCTTATATCCTGCCTGCTGCTGTCAACTTCGGCAATGGCGGAGCATATCGTAAACAACGGCAATGCTAAACGGTATGCTATTTTTTACGATGAGCAATGTTTCGCCTCCGGGGTTTTAGACGGCAATACTTGCCTTGCGACCGGACATACGGTCATCCATAGCGAGGATGTCAACGAGTTTATTGACGCTCTGCCAGCAACGTCTTTTCCTGATTTGCCGGACTCAGGGATGCTTGAAGAAGGCACAATTTATAATTGGGACGGACAGGCTGTCATTGTCCGGCAGTCTCACGAGCGGACAATCTATGATCCTGACGAGACCCCGGCGCTGTTTTTATTCTTTCAGGAAGGCGAAGGAACGCTCGATTGGATAGTCGGGGAGCAGGTTGAAGTCGGGATGAAACGGGAATATGAGGGGACTGTGTACTCCTGCATACAACCCCATGTGACTCAGGCTGATTGGACGCCTCCAAATGTTCCGGCATTATGGCAGCAGGTTCAGGAGCCATCGGACGAATGGCAGGCTGGGACATATTATGATGTAAATGAGCAAGTGCTTTACAACGAGGTATTATATTACTGCATTCAAGCGCATACAGCCCAAATTGGGTGGGAACCTCCGAATGTTCCTGCATTATGGGGAGTTGTTGAATGAAACGCTTAGACTATTTACTAATCAGCCTGTCGTTTTTTCTAATCTCATGGCTGGTTTTGGTGGGGTTTTATGACTGATGAAGAACTCGAAAAATTGGCTGACAAACTGGCGTTAAGACTTGACTTGACATGCTCATGCGGGCTGACAACTGACGAACAGAAAGAGGTAAGGCATTTTGTGGGCATGGTGTCAGATGTTGGCGATGGGGAATTGTCCAAAGGCGTTGAGAATTTCCGGGAAATCGGAAAACGCTTTAAACGGATGTCAAAAATATCCGAATGGCTTGCACGGGCGATATTAACAGCCATGGCATTGCTGGCTCTTTCAGGGATGGCGTGCGCTATCAAAAAAGGGATTGAATACATGATTAAGGATTTGAAATAATGACAAAAATTGATAAATTAATTAAATGGCTGAAACAGCCTTCCAGTATCCGGGCTATCGTGATCCTGGCAGGGCTGGCAGGCTATACGATAACGCCTGAGATACTTGGCGCTGCTGGTGCGCTGCTCGGATTATATGAGTTGTTCAGGGATGAGGATAAGCAGATAAAGGCGTCTGCTAAAAATGAGTAAATACCTCGAAAATCAGATAGAATTTGCTGGAATGGTTCCGAGGCTGATTGATAAGGCGTTTGAAATGGGTTTTGAGGTCACCTTGGGCCATGCCTGGCGCAGTTGTAAATGTACGGTAGGGCATCCGCAAAGTTACCATAAAAAGCGACTGGCTATTGATTTAAACTTATTTAAAGATGGTATCTGGCAGAAATATACTGAGGATCACACAGAGTTAGGCGAATGGTGGGAATCTCAGGGCGGAACCTGGGGCGGGCGTTGGAATGACGGAAACCATTATAGCTGGGGAGAGGGGCGATGATCCCGAAATCTGTTTCGGGATCATTATGGAAACTGTTCATGGCTTATGTCTGCTTGAATGCCTTGTTATAAGGACACCACTTTGGGAATGATCCCTTAGCATTCTCGGCCAAAGGTTCATCTTCGCCACGTTCCTCTTCCTCTGGTACGTCTGGATGGAAACAATCATACCCCACACATCTGATGTATTTATAAAAAGGGCAATCATCACAGCTATAAATGTCTTTTGTAAAAGAAACCTTCATTTCGTGCCTCCTTGTTGTTTTGCCTAACGGTAAGCATCCACTGGCCAGGGCTTTTTCCTGTCCAGTGGATGCGTTTGTTATTCATATACTCCGCCAGCGTCTTTCCAGGTTTGAACGTTACCGGACTGTCGGCGTCGTGTCGCATCATCCACTCCCATTTCTCCGGCTCCAGTTCTGCCACCTTCAGCAACGCTTGTCGGCCTTGCTTTGGGCAGCGCACGCACCCGCCACGCCTGAAGTGAGCATACATCGGATTCAGAAGCCCGTGCCGTTCGCACAGGTCGCGGGCATCGGTTTCCGTCAGCCCGAATCGAAGCAACAGGCTTTCGTTTGGCGCGAGGATGTTCCGCGCCTCGCCCTTGGCAATCCCCAGCAGGAATTTGTACTCCCCTTGCTCTTTAGCCCATCTCTGCATTGGTTCCCACTTCATGACACGGGCGCAGGCTCGAAATACGGTGAAAGGCCATCCATAGATCGTGCCTTTGTGCGGCCCCCGCACCTTTCGCGCCCAAAAGTAGTCGTCAAACGACGGCCCCGGAATTACGGTCACGGCCTGCCCCATCCAAGCTTCAAAGCGTTTCAGGAAGTCAAGCTCACACTTGAACGGGTCGGGCAGAACGGTAACGATGTCATCAATCGTGATCCTGTGCTGACGCGCAAGAATGGCCGTTGCAGTGCTGTCCTTACCTCCTGACCATGCCAATATTGTTCTCATGTATCTTATTGCTCCTATAAAGTATAACGCCTGAGCTGTGCTGCCGCCAAACGACATGGCACTTAAACACAGTATGTTTTAAATGGCACAAACCGAGACCGCTAATAGCGGTCAGACCACAAGCGACTTGTTATACACGCTTCTCTATCGCAGCGAAAAACCCATTGACAAGACCGGTCCCGATCATACACCCAACAGCACCGGCAAGTACCTTATCAGGTGTAAAGGATGGATAAATAAGAAAAACAAAAAGCCCAAAAACCAAAAACCCGAAAAAAGCCATAGCACCAGATATAAAAAAGTATTTAAAAAATGATTTCATTTTAGCTCCTTTGTTAAGCGTGTATAACAGTTATTCATATTTATTGTTCATTGTCCAGGTCCAGTTGAGTTTTTGACCGAGATGTTTTTCAACAATGTACTGGCCCTTTTGATTGCAGATAATTGCTGTGGCAATACCAACACCTGGCAAAAAGCTCCCTGCATTCAATACAAGCCCATTCTCTTTTAGTTTTCGCCTGACAATGCCGGGGCTGCGGCGTTGTCGCAAAAATAAGGTTGTTGATAGATGGTAACTGCTCATGGCTTATCCCTTCTGTATAATCTATCAATATCCGGGACATAAAGTCTATTCAATGTCCTTCGAATAACCACGTTTATCATGAAAAGTCGGATGTCAATATAATCCGTGAAATCGTCATAGACTTGGCACATAGCGTCATTCTCTTGATCTGAGTCTAAATAATCTTCGTCCATATCTCCTCCTTTTTATAACGGTTAAACTAATCAAGAATTTCAACTCCGATCATTTCATGATAATCGTATCCGCTTTCACTGTAACCACCATCAAGCAGAATATTTTCAAGATCCTCACAATGTATATCAACAGTTTCCAGCGATTCACGCTCAAGACCATTTTGCTGGTCTTTTGTTTTATGCTTAATGATAAATCTTAACATCCTGCCTCCTCTCGCTATAATTCAGGTTTAGCGGTCTGCACACTCAATCAGTATGCAGGCCGCTGTGGGTTATTATTAGTCATCCTCGTAATCAACGCCTATCAATCCGGGCGGTTTGCCAGAATAAGAAGTTTTAATTTCAAACCTGGCAGGCCAATTTTCTTTTGGATTTTCGGGCTTAAAAACAATACCTATTCTCATTCTCCACGATGTGTCAGGGTCGTCTGCGCATAAAGGCATGTCTCCATGTTTAAAAATTAAAAGCTCTATGGCCTGTACAACATCAGACGCTTTTGGTGCTTTCGTAAAGTCCATTTTTACCTCCTTTCCTGTTATTTCTCATACTCGTCTATAACCTGCTGTGCCTGCTCCTCGGTTTCAACGTCCTCAATTTCAAGCCGATTGCAGATTTCAAGAACTCTTTCGGCATCCTCCTTTAATATCCGGTTGTAACGGTCCATGGGCGGCTCAAATTCAACCCATTCATTGTCCGCGGACGCGTCATCAAACCGGAGACACTTCGGTATCGGCTGGTTTTTGTACAGTGCCTGATACTTTGCGGCCGCCTCTGACTTGATGTGGTCCGGGGCTGCGGCAAATTCGTGGTGGTGCGATTCAATAAAATCATTGAACGTGCCGGACTTTTTATTAATCCACGTTGACCTACGGATTGATAGGGGCAGTTCAGCGTCTGGATCAGGCCCGAGGGCATCTTCAGATGGCGGCATTTTGGTTCCGTTACCTATCGTGGTTAAGTCTATTTTTTCTTCATCAACATCAAACCATTCTGATACAACGCTCATGCCGTCTTTCAGGCTGTTATATATTTTCCTAAGCGATACCATAAGTGCCGGCGTAATGGCATCAACACGCCTTTGTATCCTCTTTTCAATCTGTTTTTTGCTCACTCCGTATTCCGAAAACTTTTCAATCATGGTCTGTATATTTTCTGGAGTAATTTCAGATTTGTTTTTCAGCGTAAGATTGCATTGGTTGACGGCAGCCTCAACAACGTCTCCGGGTATAATGCCAAGGATACATGCCCGAAGACGCCTTGCGCCGTTGTTTGCCACGTGCTCGTAGATATCGCGGGGGTCTGTCAATTTTTTATCGCCTTTTTTTGTGTACCGGATATGCTTTACCTGGAAAATTTTCTGTTGCTTTGTGTTCGACTCCATGTCCCATGCGTAAGCCTCGACTGTTGAAACATTGTTGTTTTGCTCAAGCTCGCGAATCCCGAATGACAAGTTGCCCCAACACTGAGCGATAGCTTCAGCCAACCGGATAGACGGGCCGGTAATGTCGGTTCCGCCACGGGCATAGGTATAAAGCGCTGATTCGGCAAGCGTTTTACGGGTACAGGCATTGATAATTTTATCCATGCTTTCAATAGGGTCTCTTGGAAACCGCTTTGCTATTGCGATACTGGCCTGTGCTTCGGCAATAGCTCTTGATTGTTCAATATCAACCATTGCGGTTGTATATTGACGTGATATTCCATTACCAAATGGGTTTGTTGTTGTCATTGCTTTTGTCATGTTAGCCTCCAATTGCTGGGTTAATGGTTTGTCTCAATTCTTCGTATGATTCTTTAACCGTGAACGCTTCGCGTCCATTGCAAAAGACTGACCCATCGCCACCGGACCTGATAAACTCTACCAGGTCAAGATTAACGATTAATCTTACATTAAATTCATTTGTTACCTCAATCCATTGTGCCATGTTACCCCTCCATAAATTCTAATATTTTTAGTTTCCCGATATCCCTTCGGAATCCTCCCGTTGCGGTTCCATGCGTCATAGCTGGCGCACAAATCAAGATACCGTTCATACATTGTACCACCATTAATAAAGATAGCTCCGGCCTCCTGAGGGTCTTCTGTTGACGCTACAACATAAATCCACTGTGCGTCAATGCCCTCGGTGTAATGAACGGCCTGAATCCATCTGCAACGCCTGAGCATGGATATCCATTGGCTCAAGTTTGTTGTGAGTTTGAAATCAATGATGATGGACTGTTTATGCTCAAGATACCAGTCCATCAATGATTTTTTTTTAATACCATCCGACTCCCATTCCCGGCATACCTGAAATTGACCGCATGGTAATAGCTCTGCCAGCGTCATATTACGGGACTGCCAGGAATACTCCTCAATCAATGTTTCAAACTGCTTGACACGCATTACCGACTCGACACATCGGTTTATTTTGTGCCAAATGTCGGTTGGTATTAGTGTTTTCCCGTAGTTGTCGAGATACGCTTCAGCCCATAGGCGCTTTATCGTATTTTTTTTGGATGTCTTGATAATGTTCTCAAATTGTATTGTGGACGTACATTGAACAACTTCCGGTGGACACTCAGACGAGTTGCCGGCGGTCGAAACAATGTTAATCGGAACGTAGTTGGATGTCCGCTCCTTGCCAGTGATGCGCTCACGGATCGCATCTTCAAAATAATGGCCATAGCTCCACTCTTTAGCCGGTTTGCGGACAATCAAGTCCATTGATGTCCCGTGCGTTAACCAGTCTGTCAGCACACCGGAAGTTAATCCGGGGCGCTGTTTATATTCATTATATTCCATATTTACCCTCAGTTATTACAATCTCATAAGGCTCAGTTTCACCTCGGGAAACACGGGTTGCAAGAACCTGGATACCGTGTTTATTGAAAAGTTTTTTGAGTTTTTCATAATCCGATTTTCCCATACTTTCAATACCGTCCATGCGGACAACCTTAAGTGGATGGCGCTTGATGTCTTCGATTGCAAGGGCGGCGGTTACCAGCATTTGCTCAGATGTGCCAAGGTTTTGTAGTAAGATGTCGTTGTAAACAATATTCCCATCCTGAATTGACAGGCCGTCAAGAGGCCATTTAGCTGAATCAAGAGCGCTTTTCTTCTTTGTCCGTAGCTCTTTTATTGTTGCATGAATGGCCTCATGCTCACGCAAAGCTGCTTTATAATTAGAGACTGCAACAAACCATGATTGAAATTCGGCGGCCTTTTCGTTCGTCTTTTCTGCGTCATTTATTTTTAACTTGATTGATTCGGTTTCCTCATATTCGAGGTTATCGGTTTCTTTTTTCAGGACACCGTATCTCTTTTTATGCTCTCTTTTCACGGCTTCTTCTTCAAACAACTCAGCGTTTAAAAGCTCTATCTGTTTTTTTATTCTGACAATTTCATGATCGGATGTTTCAATCAACTCTTCGGTGTTCAGCAATTCCTGCCGCTTTTCGTCGTTTTGAGAGTTGATCGCCTGTCTTCGTTCAAGTTCTTTCAAAAGTTCACCTACTGACACTTTTTCGGTCTTCTCCGGTTTTGGGCCTGGCTTTTTGGATTCGGCATTACGATAGGCATAAAGGCGCTCTTGCTCAGCTTTTGATATCTCTGCGTCAAGTGCGTCAAGATCGGTTTCAACAGATGCGGCTTTCAGCAATGTTGCCGTTTGCTCGGTGGGCTTCATCTCCATAATCTTGTGAGGGTTTACCGCAAGCCCGGATAACATAGTCTTAAAGTCTTTGACTGAAACTTTTTTGCCGTCCTGATCGAAAATGGTAACCGTGCTGGTTTTGGCGGTATGCCGACGTTCGGCAATCAGCCATTTGTCTTCAGCACCGCATTTGATTTTTATTTGTCCGGACTTTTCGCCCTTGGTCAATGCATCGGGACACTTTTCCATAATTTCCCAAAGTGCGGAAATGGCAGTTGTTTTTCCGGTACCTGGCTCACCGGCTATTTCCAAGTTGTTTCCGTTCAGGCTTTTTATAAAAGCCCTGATTGCCTTGTTGTTTTGTATTTCCAACTCTAGTATTTTCATTATAACCCTTTCCAATAGCCATTTTCAATTTTAGAATCTTCCCGTGAAATAGCATGCTCCTCGGCATTGACCCTGAAAGCCTCGTCTATGAGGCCATGGCGGTCGATATACTTATTAATTGCGTCTAACAGGCATTGACTTCTAATTTCGATGCAGTTATCCGCATCGGTCATATAATATATTAATTCTTGAATGTTATCTTTTGACGGCCCGGATGCCTCGATCTCCATTTCGATGACATTTCCGCCTGGTTCCATTTCAAACGTGTGGTTAATTCTCATAATGTCCTCCTTTTCCGGCTTGTCTGCAAAGCCGGTTAATCTCAAAAAGCTTATCACGGATCCCAGAATTATAGTAAAAATCCGTGATTGATGGCCTCGGCTGCGGCAATAGCCAGTAATATTGCCAAACAGCGTCCTCCAGCTTTGCCAATAGGCTTTCTGGTATCATATTGTCCTCCTATTCCCACATGTGCCGGTAATTCTGATAATCTCCGGCAAATTCAAGGTTTTTTACTACCCACTTTCGCCACCATTCACGCTTGTACCAAAGCGGGTATTCATACGCTATCATTTCAACCTCTTCTTGATAGCTTGGATCATCTCCGAGCTATCAATTTCGTTTACCCGGTAATCAGGATGTGGCTTGTCATCCCGGTATGTAAATATGGCAGTGATGACACAGCCAAGAACAAAACTTCCGATTGACCAAAAAATAAGTTCTGCTGCGCTAAACATGGCTACTCCCAACTATAACGGTATTCGTTTAAATTTCGGCCAACCTGGACACGGGCCTCCTGCCGGTCGAGGTATGGCTCAAGACCGGACAGGTCTATGATAAGTTCGGTTTTACGTGTGCCGGTGTCAAATCCGGCGATGAAATGGTTTTCGTTCATGCTGTCCTCCTTTTTCTCCGGCTCGTGCCGGTGTTTATGGTTTGTAATCTGAGGGCGCCTGACAGTTGACGACCTCATTTGATTTGAATCTTAACAGGCTTGTTTTGGGGTGTCAAGGAATTTTTACAAAAAAAGTAAAAAAAGTTTGACAGGATTATTTTTTTTCTGTATGATTCAATCATGGAAAAAAGAGAATATATAAAAATAAGACTGATACAGCAGTTCGGGAGCATTTCTCAAGCTGCTGACGAATTGGGGCTGACCCGGCAGACACTTTATAATGTCTTGTCCGGGTCTTTTTGTTCCTGGGATACGGCCCACCGGATTGCAGAGGCAACCGGGGAGAAGGTTGACGGGCTGATGAATCCCGGGCCGTGGAAAAAATAATATTAACAATTAATAGGAGAGCATCATGGATTATGAAAAATTTATTAAACGGAAAAATCTGCTTATCAATCCGTCTGGTTTTGAAGTTAGGGAAGACCAGATTAATGATAGGCTTTTCCCGTTTCAAAAAGCATTGGTTAAATGGGCAATACGGCTTGGTAAATCAGCCATATTTGCAGATTGCGGGCTTGGCAAAACTCCGATACAACTTGAATGGTCGAATATTATCCGAAAGCATACAGGGAAATCAATTTTAATTCTGGCTCCGCTTGCAGTATCAGAACAAACAAAGCGAGAGGGTGAAAAATTCGGGATTGATGTCAATGTGGCATCATCTCATGATGACATTATAAACGGAATCAATATCACAAATTATGAAAAGATTCATAAATTTGATATGTCATCTTTTGTCGGGATTGTTCTCGACGAATCATCAATTTTAAAAAACTTTGCAGGCAAAATAAGAAATCAGGTTATTGATATATTTATAACAACTCCGTTTAAATTGTGCTGCACTGCAACGCCATCCCCAAATGATTATACAGAATTAGGAAATACCGCCGAATTTTTAGGAATCATGACTCAATCGGAAATGAAATCAATGTTTTTTGTCAATGATTCCGGTAATACTACCGCGCCTTGGCGATTAAAAGGACATGCAGAAAAGAATAAATTCTGGGAATGGATGTCATCATGGGCAATTATGATGAGGCAGCCCTCAGATTTGGGTTTTGACAACAACGGATTTATTTTGCCAGAATTAAAATGGCATCAACATATCATACCATATACTGGAAAAATGAGCGGATTGTTTGTTGAATACGCAAAAACATTAAATGAAATCAGGGCTGCAATGCGGGAGAGTTTACCTGAGAGGGTGAAAAGGGCTGCTGAATTAAATAATAATTCAAGCGAATTATGGTTAAACTGGTGCAATTTAAATGACGAAAGTTCAGAACTTACCAAAAGCATAAAAGGGGCAGTTGAAGTTGCGGGATGCCATTCGAACGACATTAAGGCAAAAGCCATGTTAGATTTTGCAGATGGACAAATAAAATCGTTGGTAACAAAGGCGAGTATAGCCGGTTTTGGAATGAACTGGCAGAAATGTAATAATATGACCTTTGTTGGATTGTCCCATTCATTTGAGGCCTTATACCAGGCGGTCAGAAGATGCTGGCGCTTTGGGCAAGAGAAACCAGTCAACGCTCATATTATTATTGGAGAACGAGAGGGAAATGTCCTGGATAATATTTTACGAAAAGAGCATGATATGTTGATAATGCATCAGAATATGGTAAGGAATACTGCTGAATTCTCAAAATATCAAATCGGAACCAATCAATATCAAAAAACAGAATATAATCCTAAAATTGAAATTAAAATGCCATGCTTTTTTAAGGAGGACAAATCATGAAAATATTAAATCAGGAACATTCTGAATCATGGAGTATGTATAACGCAGATTGTGTTGATGTAGTATCTACATTGCCGGAAAACTCAGTAGATTTTTCAATTTTCAGCCCACCGTATCTAAGCCTTTTTGTATATTCAGATAGCCCTCATGATATGGGGAACTCTAAAACAGATAAAGAATTTATGACGCATTTTGGTTTTTTGGCTGATGATCTTTTTAGAGTCATAAAGGCTGGCAGAATTGCTGCAGTTGATTGTATGAATGTTCCGGCAATGAAAGAGCGAGATGGATATATTGGCTTAAAGGACTTCAGAGGTGATTTAATACGATGTTTTTTAGATCGTGGGTTTATCTTTCACTCTGAACATTGTATCTGGAAAGACCCACTTATTGAGGCAACACGAACAAAAGCTATCGGCTTAATGCACAAACAGCTATGTAAAGATTCTGCAATGTGTAGGGCTGGAATCCCTCAGTATTTACTTGCATTTCGCAAACCGGGAGAAAATAAAAAATTAATATCTCATCAAAATGGATGGGAATGGTTTACTGGAGAAAATCCACCCAAAGCAGGCAACTTATCTCATGAGAGGTGGCGTCGATATGCAAGTCCTGTTTGGATGGATATAAGGCAGAGCAGAACGCTTAATTATCGGGCAGCACGTGACAACAAGGATGAGCGACATATATGCCCGTTACAGCTTGATATTATTGATAGGGCGTTAGAGTTATGGAGTAATATCGGAGATGTTGTTTTATCGCCTTTTGCAGGGATCGGTTCTGAAGGATATGAGGCAATTAGTATGGAGCGTAAATTTATTGGAATAGAACTTAAGCCGTCATATTATAATCAGGCCGTTAAATATCTGAAATATATAGAAAATGCTCCTACTCAATTAGAGATATTCTAAACCTCCGCCCGCCCGGTGGCGTTTAGGGCAGGCCATGACGTAATGGCTGCACCGGGCATTTTTAAATTGTTTCACGTGAAACACTGGAGGAATATGAAATTCTCAGAGATGATTAAAAACATTGAAAATGCCGGAGGACTTGAGGCCGGCCGTGCTGACCCTGGCTAAATTGGAGGCAAAGACGATTGAACGAAAAAAAATTTGAAATATTTTACTGCGAACAAAACCGCTGCAATATCACCGTATCCGGGTGCATGAGGCGACAGGAGCGGGCTGCGGAGGGGATATATTGCAAGTCGCTGGCACTGCGAAAAGTGCCCTACGATGAGAAATGTGTGGATTGCGCACAGGGGAAAGAGATGGCGAAAAAAGCGAACGGCAAATTGACTGCGACGGACATTGACAAAATGCTTGAGGCGAAAGATAAGGGCGAATTGCCGGAGGTGGTGATTGCACCGGAGTTTAACGAACCGGAACGGCTCAGGCATCCGACAAAGATATGCCGGGTGTGCAAAGAGGATATTCCGCTAACCGCAAAATACTGGCATAGGAAAAAAGATTCTGCGGACGGTTTTGCTGGGATATGTAAAAAGTGCAAGGCAAAACAGAATAGCATTTCTGGCAAAAAGATGCGGGAGGAGGTAAACCGGCTCAAAACGATGACGGAAAAGCCGGAATATATCCTCGTTGATCTAACACGATTCGATGATTGCCAGGCGCTTGTTGACGAGCTGGCAAGTATGGGGAAAGATAATTTGCGGGATCCTAAAGCTCAGGCTACATGGGAACTCGCAGAACTATTAAGGCAATCCGCCCGCCGCCGTGGCGGAAATAACGGGGCATGAAGTTCTCCTTCATTTGAACGCCCGCCCGGTGGCGTTTAGGGCAGTCATGCGGTTTTTGGACTGGTCCTCCTGCCGTTTAAATGGCTGCACCGGGCTTTAAAATTACCTGAAACATTGGGGGGATATGACACTACAACAAACACTCTGGAGACATATCGAAATCGTTTCGTGTGGTAAATTTCACGATGAAGTCTATCGGGCAACGCTATTGAAGTACCTGTGGCGGGCATGGGTACGGCATGCGATGCCGGAGGGAACATGGGTAAAGAATAGATTTTGACAGTTATTATCAAATCTGATATACAGTCATTATCGGGGTGGCGCCCGATGCTTAATAAGACAAAAAGGGAAACGTAAATGAAAATTAAAAATATATCAGATAATAAACCGGACTTTTTGAGGCTATATCTCCGTTTCCCGGGGATCGCCAAATTCCTATTTTCAGGGGATATGGCCTCAAATTTTCCGGTTTTTTTGTTTTTGAGGATATATATTGGAACTTAGACAATACCAAAAAGAGGCCGTCAATGCTATCATTGACACGCTGCATACCAAAAAAACTGCACTTTTAACCGCCCCCTGTGCTGCCGGAAAGACAATCATTTTCTGCGAAATAATCAAACATTTTATATCCAAAAATAAACGATGCCTCGTGTTAATGGATAGGGAGCAGCTCGTTTCTCAGAATGCCAAAAAAATATCTGAATTTATATCTGATGATAATATAGGTGTTGCCTGTGCCAGCGTACAGGCACGGAAAGAAGTCGGAAAGCAGGTGGTTGTCGCAAGCAGGCAAACACTGATTAAACTCATTGATGGAGGCATATTTGACCTTGTTATTATCGATGAGGCTCATCTGTTCAATCAGGAGGGCGGGCAATACCTGGAAATCCTGGAAAAACTGAAAGGCAATAACCCGGACATTAGATTATTTGGATGTACCGCAACGCCATATCGAATGACTGGCAATATCTATGGCGATGACAAATTGTTCAGCAAAAGAGATTTTCAGATCACGACTGAAGAACTGATTCACGAAAAATTTCTAGTTCCAATGATATGGAAAGCCCCGAAAAACTCAAAGTTATATGAAGAACTGAAAAAAATCAAACGGAACTCAACCGGGGAGTTGAACGAAAAACAGCAGTTCGGGATCCTGCAAAACGAAATATATATCGACCAGGTTTACCAAAACTGGATGAAACATGCCAGTAACCGTAAAACTGCTATCTATGCGCTAAACATCCAACACGCTGAATTGATATCTAAAGTTTTTCGAGAATACGGAGTCCAAACATGGCTGATTCATTCCAAAATGCCGATTGATACTGTAAGGCAGAATATATCTGATTTTAAGTCCGGCAACGGGGTTATTATCAACGTAGGTATTTTGACAATCGGCTCAGATATACCGTCCATTGAATGTATTATGCTGGCACGGAGGACACTTTCAACGTCACTATTCTTTCAGATCGTTGGCAGGGGTGCCCGGTTATCGCCGGAGAAAAAAGACTGCCTGGTACTGGATCTGTGTGGTTCGTCTTATTTGCATGGCGTTGACCCTGATAAACCGATTGTCCAAGTAGTCGGGGACGGTGAAAAGAAAGATGCAAAATTAAAACTGTGTCCGATGTGTGAATTTTTGGTCGGCATGGCGACAAAACGGTGTCCTGGATGCGGATTCGAGTTTCCGATTGAAGAGAAAGAAGAAAGCGATGTCGCAGAAACCGGAGACGTAGAACTTGAGGATTTCAGAGGAATTGAAACGTTCGAATGCAACCGAATTAATTATTTCTACCATAAAAATATCCATAAACCGATCCCGACTGTCAGGGCTGAATATGATATTCAAGGATTGAAGGTTAAGCAATGGTTATGCCCTGAACACTCAGGATTTGCGCAACGGAAGGCAGGATGGTATTGGACAAATTTAGGAGGAAAATTCCCACGACCGAGAACGGTTAAAGAATGGCTGGCAAGGGCAGGAGAATTATCTCGGAGTGTTACGCTGACTGTCAATTTCTTGACAAGATTTCCAGAGGTTAAAAATGTTAAAATATGCAAAAAAATATCTGAATGCCGGAATATCCATAATACCGGCTCAAAAAGAATCGAAGGCAGCAAACGTCAAATGGAAATGTTTTCAATCTGAATTGCCAAAGCCAAAACAGATTGAAAAATGGTTTGGAAACGGAAACAAGAATTGCATAGCTGTCGTTTGTGGGGCTGTATCCGGGAACCTGGAAGTTCTTGATTTTGACTGCCAGGGCGAAAAATATATGCCGTTTATGGCAATCATAAAAAAAGAATGTCATGGATTGATTAAAAAAATTGTCATAGAAAAGACGCAAAGCGGTGGATATCATATTATTTACAGAACAAAAGCTGTTGTTCCAGGAAATCACAAATTATCGCAAAGAGGAGTTGAAGTATCCGGACCCGGCGAACATGAGTATAAAGGTAAAAAACACAAAGCCGTAAAAGTTGAGGGCAAGTGGTATATCGTATTTGATATGATCGAAACCAGGGGGGAACGTGGATATTTTTTATGTGCTCCGTCTGATGGATACAAGCTGATTCAAGGCGATATGTGCAAATTGCCTGTCCTGTCCGAGGATGAACGGAACTTACTCATATCAACCGCTAAATCATTAAATGAGTGGGTGGTTAATAACGATGACGGTAGAACGCACAATAATAGTAAGGAATGGACGGGCAAAGGAATATTCGAGGATTACAACGATAAAAATTCAATTTTGGCATTGCTGAAAAATGCAGGCTGGATTGAATGCGGAAAAAACGACAAGGGGATACAATTAAAACGCCCTGGCAAAACTAAACCAGGTCCGTCCGGAACCGTGATAGACGGGAAAATATTCTATAACTTTTCAACAAACGCCTACCCCTTTGAAGCTGAGAAGGCATATTCAGCCAGTGGTGTCTATGCGATATTGTCTCACAACGGTAATTATTCTGATGCATCAAAGGCACTATACAAGCAGGGATACGGCGACAGGCAGCAGCAGAAAGACCCGGACATTAAAGAGAAAAAAAGATCAGCAGTCCAGGAATTGAATGAAAAATATGCTCTGGTAAAAATATCAGGCCAAGTCCTGGCAATGGAAATAGACGAGGATGGAGAACAATTTATCAAAACTTCCGACCTGGCGCAATGGTTGAAAAATCAGGTTGTTTACGTGCCGAAAGAGGATGGAACATCCAAAAAAGTGAAAACTTATGATTTGTGGATGGAATCACCGGAACGTCGGCAATACCGGAAAATTGTGTTTAAGCCTGGCATTAAACAGCCTGATGATGTTTACAACCTGTGGCACGGCTTTGCAGTCAAGCCAACTGAAGGCGACTGGTCGCTGATGGAGAAACATATTTTTAAATACCTATGCAACGGAGATATTGACCAGTTCAACTGGTTTCTAAAATGGTGCGCCGGCGTTGTTTATCATTGCCTGGATTGCAGGAAAAACCGACGTCCGGAGGTTGCTATTGTTTTGAAGGGTATGCGTGGGATAGGAAAAGATACGTTTTGTGACTTGTTCGGACAAATGTTTGGACGGCATTATGCTTGTGTCACACAAAAGGATCATTTGCTCGGAAAATTCAATAGTAGTCTGCAAAATTGCGTTTTATGCCATGCCAGCGAAACATTTTGGGCTGGTGATAAGGCGGCTGAAGGGCAGTTAAAGGCGATTATTACAAATAAAGAGATGCACTTTGAAGCAAAATACCGGAACAATATTTTATTGGAGTCCCATATAAATCTTATCATATCCAGTAATGATGAGTGGGTAGTCCCGGCCGGGGCACATGAACGCAGGTTTTTTGTTCCGACATTGGCTGAGAAAAAGCCGGATGAGTCAGGGTATTTTCAGAAATTAAGAGATCAATGGAATAAAGGCGGAATGGCGGCCATGTTATACGATCTGATTCATCATGTAGAATTTACGGAAAATGATTTTCGCCAACCATTACAGACGGACGGATTGAAACAACAGACTGAAATTACAATGACTCTTGAGGATCAGTTCTGGTCTGAATGCTTAGATGAGAATATTGAATTGAATTGGGGGGACCGAATGGCAAGCGAATTAATTTATAATAAATTCGTGAATTTCTGCGATAAAATAGGGCATAAAAAACGGATTGACAGGCACGGAACCTTTATAAAAAAACTAAAAAAATCAGCTAACTGTTTGGAATCAACACGATTTAGAGACAGCATGAGCACTCTTGTCCGTGGTATTATTCTCCCCCCGATTGACGAAGCAAAGACTGCTTTTAATGAGCGCTTCGGGATGGTGCTGTATGATTAACGGAACAAGCGGAACATACATGGAACACCGAAAAAAGCTCTATTGTTGGTTTTTTCCACTGTTCCATATGTTCCTTCTATTATATAGAAAGAAATATATATATATAAGAACGGATCAGCCTTTGGTTAAAAATGAAAAATTCAAAAAACTCTTTTCAAAATACATGGAACACGTCACAGGTGGAACAGAACTAAAAATATTCAATAAAACTAACACTTTATGGTGTTCCGTTTATGAATGAGAAAACGGTACAAAAAGCATGTTTAGATTTATTAGAGTCGTTGTCGAGGCAGAGCAAACAGATATATGCAACCCGGACAAACAGCGGCATGGCTGTTATTAACGGATATAGGGTACAATTATGCCGTCCAGGATGGCCGGATATTACTGCCTGTATCGGTGGAAAGTTTGTCGGAATCGAGGTTAAAAAGAAAGGAGGTAAACAGAGCAATGCACAGAAAGACGCTGAAAAGGCTATTATAAATGCAGGAGGTGTGTATTTATTGGTCGATGAAATTAAAGTTTTAAAGGATTATTTAAACAAGGAGGTGAAATAATGCTATATCGACACCGGGAAACCGGGCAAGTGTACCGATACCTGGCTGTGGCGGTCGATGAGACAAATGACAGGTTAATGGTAGTTTACTGTCCCGATGACGATAAAAATGCCATTTACGTTAGACAAGAGGACGAATTTTATCGTGATTTTGAGGAGATTGAATAATGCACGAAAAAGACATTTTGAAAGAGTTTTTGGACATTAACGGAGAGTCAATCATGGAGCGGGTAATTGAGGCGAAAAAGACCCTGGCAGACGTGCTTCAATCTGCGATCAGGGCTGGATATGATTTGAAAGAGAGGGAGAACGATGGTTATGAAATCTAAACCAACAACGAAAAGCTACACGATATATAAATTGCGAACATGCATGACATTGCACCAATGCGCAATTTGTGGTCAAGATATCGTTCATGGTGAAAGATATTTTGATGGTGGTTATGGTAAAAGGGCTCACGAAAAGTGCGTCAAGGATACTGACTTGAATAAGCCAGATGCTCAGGAAGGCATGTAAAAACTAAAATCCATGTTCAGGTATGGATAAAAAAATAAAGGGGCTTAAAATGGCTAAGGTGCGATTTAAGGTTAAAGCGAAAGACGGGGAGGTCTGGGAGTCAAAAGCGACTGAGAAAACAGCGTGGAAAGTCATCAAGGCGCTGTTGGAATTACACTGGAAAAACGGGCTTGAGATCGTTGTCGAGCCGGTAAAGGAGGACTGATGGATTTTTGGGACGACATAGCGACGGCAAAGGCTAAGGGCACGGACTCTATCGAGTGCTGGGAATGTCGGTATTGGAAGTATCCGGCAATTCAGAGCAGATTTGAGGGTGTGTGCAAAAACACACATATCATGGCATTGAATGGTGGCCAAAAAACGTGTCGGTATGATGATTTCTGTATTTACGGTAAGCCGGTTGTTTACTGTCCACTGTGCGGATCACGGAATACAACGAGGTTTCAATGGGTCGATAACGATGCGTTCGAATACTGGACGTGCTGGGATTGCGATTATGAGTTTACAGTTGGGAAAGGCTGAGATGTCAAGTTTGCAAGATGCTGGACGATCCGGCATTGGTTTGACCTGTTCGTGGAGTTGGGGATCAGGATTGGGAGGGACAGGAAATAAATATGATCGCATATAGTGAATCCTGCTCTGATATCATGTCTGGCAGCAGTGTAGCGATATATGTTGATGATTATCTCGAATACGTTGTTGATTGTGACACGACTACCGACAACTATGACTGTATTGTTGTCGGTTATTATTACAATCGGATTGCTATCAATAACGCTAAAAACAGGAGTATTTGGCCCGTTATTCGGGATTATTATGATAAAATTGCTAAACTGATGCTATCTGTCAATTTTGTCATCGGATATATTGTGCTGTTTAGACGCATGCCTCCATCACTGAGCGGTTTTTGGGGGATGGTCGCTAAAAGGAAAATAGGAAAATGAAAATCGAAAAACACCAGGATCATATCAGTATCCACCCGAAATCCGATGAACCAAATTACGAATATCGGATTGATTTGACAGATTGCCAGACATGGGATCAATGCTGCGAGCAAATAAAGTTGATTGCGCTGTATTCGTGGGCTACACTGGAAATAATCACTGAGATTGCGGACATGATATGGCCGCGAGAAAGAGAGGAGTAAAATGGGGACAGAACAGAACGCATATTTTTATGATCGGACATTTATGCAAGCAAAGCATTTCAGGTCGCATTATTCTGATAGCCCATATTGGCCTATATGGTCTAAAATAATCGATATGCTGAAATTATTAGGCGATATTGATATTATTGAATTGGGATGTGGTAGTGGACAATTAGCCGCTGCTATCCGGGATTATATCCTTGTAAATTCATATGCTATCCGGGATTATATCATTGTAAATTCATATGCTATCCGGGATTATATCCTTGTAAATTCATACATTGGCTATGATTTCAGCAAATTGAGAATTGAACACGCTATGGAAACGTTGAGAGGCGATAGCAGATTTAAATTCAGGCTGCAAGATGTCAATGATTTAACGTTTGATAATCCTGATGCGATTTACATTGCCACAGAATTTTTTGAGCATATCAATAACGACCTCGGCATTATCGGGAAAATACCCCAGGACTCACGGATTATATTCACTGTGCCGGATTTCGATTACGTTGCGCACGTTCGGCATTTTAAAAGCGAGGATGAGGTGAGAAGCAGATATGATTGGACGATAAATCACATGCAAATTCAAAAAATTGGCCGGATATATCTATGTGATGGGAGATGTGAGGTGATATGATTCAGCAAGAGCTTTTTGCAAATATCGGCAAAGTTGGCGAGAGATTAGGGTTATTAACGATAATTGATGACAGCCAAGCTATTGGCAAGAAGAAAAAATACAGAAAATATACCTGTATTTGCGATTGCGGAAAAACGATAGAATTAACACATAACCAGTTATTTAGAAATAAAAGACGAAGTTGTGGATGTTTAAAAATAAAAACACACGGTCAAAACAGAATCGATTTAAAAGGAAAACGTTTTGGCAAATTAATAGCATTAAGGCCAGTTGATAAGGCGGAAGGATCTATCAGGGGAGATAAAGTTTGGAAATGCAAATGCGATTGTGGAAGATTTTGCTATGTCAGGGGAAGATATCTAAGGGAGGGCTCAACGACATCATGCGGTGAGTGTAATAGATCGATATTGTTAAAGCCAAATGAAAAAAGACGTAAACTTCCAAAAAAGAAACGAAATTGGAAACAGTTTGCGATTGATGCGTATTCTATTTATTTGGAGTGTAAAACAGTACATGAGGCAGGAATAATATGTGGATATAGAAACGGAACTCCACTCACAAAACTATTTATGGAATATATCTCAGAATATAGAGACAAATCAATAAAAAGACGCAAAATGGCCGAGCTGAGATACAACAAATTAACCTATTTATCCAAAAAATATCATACCGAAAAACTTTTTCAGGAAAAGTTGTATTCCATTTTATCAAAAACTTTTCAATGCGAGATGAATTGTATAGATAAATCTGCAATGGAAATAGATTTATTGGTTGATAAGAGGCATATTATCGAATGCAAAACATCATCACGAAAGGTTGATATTGCGAGGGGTATAGGTCAATGTATTATAAACATGGCGTCATATATGTATGACTATGAAAAGGTTTTTGTTTGTATTCCAGATGATATTGAGTTTCCTGTTAAGTTTATTGGTTATGCAAAAGATAATAACATTATATTGTGCAATGAGACACAACTACTTGATATTATTATAAAATGAGCCTTGTCCAGAGGTTCCCACAATACGGCGG